GCTGTTGAGTTTGTGCTAGGGCGTGAACTCGACACTTGCTTTTCGACTTCGGCTTATCCTCTCGCTTATCAACTATCTTTATGTACCCATCCGGCATGCGCCTATTTCCCATGAGACCGCTCACTCGTCGCTCTCCATATCCCATGCGTTTTCCCAAACTTCCTCGATCATCTCGCACACCATGGCGCGTGCGCCGGGGGCGATCGTGGCGAGCACTGTTTCTGAAATGTCGCCCTGGCAATCGCCAACATGATCGCGCAGCATGCACTTGGTTTCGCCATAAAAGAAACCTCCTTTGAATAGATTCTCACGGATACTCTTGCAATCCGTACAGGTTTTCCAAGTCTCAACCTTGCCATCGAACACGGTGGTCTCGCGAAGATATGTTTCACCAGGTTCGATTATTCGCCGGCACTCGGAGCATCGGTGTTGCTTCCGCGCCTTCGGCTGAGAACTGTTAAGTATGGTGCAACATTCGTCCGGATCGCAGCAAACCGTTGCACACTCCATCACATCACCTCCACAGTCATAATCTGATCAAGCAGGTGAACTGCCGTTTGTCCAGGGGTGGCCAGGTCGAAACGTGGGTGCCGCACGCCGTCTTCGGTGACCACTTCGAGCTGATGGCACTGAAACAGGCCACCAAGCGTCCAGTTGCATCCACACTGACTCCCTTTTTCTTGCGGCGGCGGCTTGTGATGGGTAAATCTCCCGACGCAAGAAAATCCAATATATTTAGAAACTTCTTCCTCTGTTTTCCCAGCGCCGGCTATGATCAGATCAATCATGTTTTGCACGGTCCCGCACATTGGACAAACAAAGCATACCTGAACTGAGGACGGGGCTTGCTCGCGAAGGGCCGTTTGAAACTCCTCAATCGTCATTGTCTTCATCATCAAATCACCTCCCGATCGTACCGAGCGCAGTCGAGACGGCGCAGTTCGCCCAGCAGTTGACCGGCCATCGGGCCGCCAGTGGATGGGTGGAGCCCGTCTGTGTTGCGCAGCAACCGCGCCATGCGGTAGAGGATTGAGTTCCTGGCAACATTTTCCACTCTATCCTGTCTCTCACTGAGGTCGTCGAATAAGCGGATGAAGGCCAATGCCTCTTCAACACCATCTTCGAATGGCCCCTGATCGTCTGCGTCGGCCATAGCCTCAATCTCTTCGAGCGACGACCTGCCTACCAAGCGCTCACCTATAGCCCACTCGAAGCCAGTTCGAAAAACCTTATCCTCCCGCTCCTGCTTCCGCTCCTCAATAGCCATTATGATTCCATCGAAAAACATATTTCCCTCTCAGTCGATTAAATTGAAAATTCGATTATGCGATAAATAGTATTTGTCAAACCGGTGGCACTGTCCAGCCATCGATGTTCGTCCATCTCGGCGGCCAGTATCAGCCCAGCCATGCCCCATAATCCTGCCCGCAGATAAATCAACTGCTCGACCACGTCCTTCCGCTTCACCGCCAGGATTATGTCTTCAATAAAATTGAGCGACATTGTGATAAGTTCGGTGGCGTTCCATTGTCTACCATCCTCACCGACCGCAACCGACCATTCCTTCATCCTTGCGTGCATCCATGCGGCGTTCTTATCCTCGTCGCCAGTGGCCGGATAATCGTGGATGATTTTCTCGCATAACTCCATGGTATAAAGGGCAGTAGCAATGGTTTCATTGGTGAGCAAACCTTGGTCTCCCATCACTTTGAGCGCCCCGTTCACCATGGACAACAATGTCAGGGTTTGATTGCTGGCTTTGCTCAAATTTCACCTATCCAACTGGTGGCAATGCTCGCACCAGTCACAAAACTTGCATTGATAAAATGTATGGTCTTGGCTGAGACGCGGCAACAGCTCGCCCGCCAAGCTCGCCCGCAGTATCCGACCTGCCTTACCGCTCAGTTGTTCGCATGCCCCATGGTTAAAGGAGATCCCCTCCCAGTAAATTTCCATGGTATCCATGTTCACCGCTGAGAATAGAGCTTGGTTATCGCGCAGGTCAAACCGGTCCATGTACACCTGGCACTGTGACCAATAGACGATATTGGCGTGGCGAACCCCATGCTTCTCCATGGCTGCCCACTTCGATGCCTTGAGCCCCTTGTTCTCCCAGAGCCGGGGGAAGGGGCCAAACACCTCTGGCCCGTCCACGATAATCCCGTCGCAGTGCCCCTTGAACAGGCCGTCCGCCTCGCTGAACCCGAACTGCTTTCCGTCTTTGTCCTCGGTCAGGATCGTTATTCCCGCCAGACGGAGCCATCGGACAACCGCCGACTCCACCCAGTGGCCACGTTCGAATATGCGCAGGATTCTGCCTGGAAAATCTCGACCAGGGTCTTTCTCGACATTGAAGAATGAAAATTGCAACTGGCGCTCGCATTCCTTGCCGATCTCGGACCCGCCAAGGTATTCACGTTTTGTTTGCTGGTCTCGCTCCCGCTCAAGCGCCGCATCGATCACGGCGTTGAGTTTGGGGGTGAGGGTTCGCTTGGAGGAGAGGTCGATCATATTGTCAAAAATGCCTCTATGAACGCTTTTGCCGCTTCCGCGTTGATGGCGTTACCATAGCCGCGCAATCGTCCCACTCTTTGGGTAGTGCTTGCAACCAACGGGAATGTGCCGGGTTCAACTGGCCGCCACTTTCCATCCCGGCAGAAGAGCCAGTCAACATCTCTCCAGAAGCCGTTAGTCGGGCGGGCTGTTGCGAGGGTAAATCGCTGTTCTCCGTAAGCTGTGCTATAACTTGCGTCGGCCAACCTGCCAACACCGCCACCTCGTTCAACGGTCTGGCATTGTCGCCCCATTTCTCCACGGTTGCACCCTTCCAATCCCTCGCGGCTGGCGTCGGCCACCCAATACAGCCTTGATCTGATGTGCGGCGCACCGATGCCCGAAGAAGGAAATACAACCGACCCGACGGCGTAGCCCTCTCGCTCCAAGTCAGTTTGTACAAGGTCGAGCCATCCGTGGCGGATAGCTGCTTCAACCTGTTCGCCAAAGACCGTGTGAGGTCGGCACTCAGCGATGAGACGGTAGAAGGCTGGCCACAGGTGCCTTGTATCGTCGAATCCTTTTCCTTTTCCGGCTGCACTGAACGACTGACATGGGCAACTTCCAGTCCACACTGGCCGACTGTCGCTCCATCCAGCCTGCCGCAAGGCGTAACTCCAGACGCCAATCCCTGCGAAGAAATGGCATTGTGTAAACCCGGCAAGGTCATTTGGTTGAACATCTTCGATACTCCTTTCGTCCACTATCCCGTCAGCGATATGCCCGGCTTTTATCAGTTCGCGCAGCCACTCGGCGGCGAATGGGTCGAACTCATTGTAATAGGCGCCATTCACTCCCTCACCCTCCGCATTTCCACCCCCGCCTCAGCGAACATCACCTTGGCTGCCACAAATTCCTCATCCGGCATATGGGTGACGCCATCGCCGATAACCACCTCGACAATGCCAGCCTGAATGATCAGACGAGCGCAAGCAGAGCAAGGATGATGGGTGACGTAGAGCGTGCAACCATCCGTGCGAATACCCTCACGGGCAGCGAAGGCCAAAACATTTGCCTCTGCATGGCTGGCAAACAGATACTTCCGTGGCCGCTCGAATCGGTCTGGAGTATCGCCAACGCCACGAGGAGGCCCATTGAACCCGGTCAGCCGCACTTCGCGGCCCGGGCCAACCAGCACGGCTCCCACCTTGGTACTGTCCTTTGACTTCTTGGCGGCGTGTTCGGCAAAGCCGTAGAGGTATTGGTCCCAGTTCATGCGTCCTCCTTTTTCAACCCGAGCAATTCGGGGTGATTGATACCGTTGACCATGGCGACGCAAAACAAGCTCCACTCCGGCAAATTGTGGCCCCGACGCTGAATAATAATCTCGCGTAAGGTTGCGTAATTGAGCATCACCGATCGCCCCTGCAGGAACCCTTCGGGGAGCATTTTCTTGACCAAGCCGACTTTAACTTTTCGCTTGATCAGCCAGTTGAGCCACCAGAGATATAAACGGGGGATAGGCTCTTCAAAATTATCTTGGGTGAGCGGCTGTTTAAGAAGCGTGTGCATGGTGCTGTCGCTCTGTGCAACGGTGCCGATCTTGTAAGTGTCGAACTGGCTCCACCAGTCGCGAGAAGCCTCGATCTCGCAATAGATCACCATAAAGCGGAGGAACTTGTTATGCCCTCGATCCTTGTTTGCGAGCCCAAGAGCAACCCCCGGCATCTTCTCAATAGGTTGATTGAAAGAGCGAGCCAAGCCACGCATTGCCCGCTCGTAACCGTGTTCTTCGATATAGTAGACTTTCACTTTTAGTTTCCTTTTTGGGAAATATCAATTTAAAAAAAAAGATTCCATCGCTTCCTTCTTTAGTAACCGGTGGAGTCTATGCAGTTTGCTCCGTCTTCTTTTTGCATCTCCGTTACCATTCACCCTCACTTCCTCCTTACAAGTACGCCGTTTTTTTTGCTTAACTACGGGTGCGCCTGTCTGGTGAACCGTTACCACCTTATGGCCGTCAATCAGTACATCCCACCCGAACCCCCTCAGTTTAGCGACCCTTGGAGACCGAATGTTGATCTCTTGTCCGTGCAGGATTACCGCCAATATCGTTGACCAAATGGCATCGCGCTGATACATACGAATGATCAGGTGGCTGGATGGGTAGCACTTGGACACATCAATCAGTTCGCCCCCTTTCACGGTACGCATCCCAAGCGTGCTTGGCATCTTTCACCTCCGTCATCGGTTCAACCGGCTCTCCGCTCCAATCAATCAACGCCTGTATCCACCGGATAGCAACCTTGAGCTGGTGCTTGTCTGCGTTGGCCGGAACGATCAGTCGTTGCGCGTGGTCAACCATGATTGGGCACGGCTGCCGGCTGGCAAAGTTTTCGATAATGAACATCACCGTGGCTATCATTTCCTCTTCGGAATAATCGCTGAACGGTCTAGCCATCAGTTCCTTGGCGACGAGGAAGTCAGCTAGCTTGGAGAGGTCCATTCGTCACCTCCTTGGGCTCGAATAGCCGCGTAGGGTTCTCAATGGTTTTCATTGCTCGTTCATCTCCTGTAGATTTTACATCTGTTCGTTGTTGTCAGTGGTCCACCAGGGGAAAAGGCCACACCGCTCGCACATTTTCCTTCCCGAAAAACCCAACTTGTTGTTGAATCCGACCAGCAAAGTACACTCGTCGAAAAAATCTCCAGTGCAATTGCATATTGGGTAATGCTTTCTCATGACGCCCTACCTCCACGGCGCACATCCGCCAAAGCCCTCGTCAGGTCCATGCTGGCACGTTTCATTGCACCGGTCTCGCGGCACCCATAAAACACACAGTCACCGTCCTTGTCGTGACGAGCCTCGAGTTCCTCGACAGCGGCGATAAAGCGCAAGGCATCGTGCTTTGCCTTTTGTACTCTCTTCATTTCGTTACACATGCTCATTAAACCCCCAAAATCTTTTCAATTGATCTTTTATTGAACTCGAAGGTGAGCAGGGCGCCCGCCTCCACCTTGGTAAATTGCCCATAGTGACCGAACCTGGTGAGCATCTGCACCTGCTTGACCGTGGCCGCTTCCCTCATCCAAGACGCTGCCTTCTTTGCACTGGCTGATTTCTCGTGGCACCGCATGAAGTCGTCTGCCGAGGCTATAGCGCCGATCTTATTTGCGACCGTAAGCAAGGTCGCGTCGTTGCCACGACCACCAATAGCGAACCAGTTTTCGTCGTCCACGGTGCATACGCACGCCCAGCTCTCGAACCCGGTCGCCATGAGCACCATCTCGCTCTCGAAAATCGAGATCCACCTGAATGGTGAAGCATTTATCAGGTCTATCTCGATCAGCTTCAATTCCTCGATCTCGTTATAAAAACCGTCATCAAGCAATGCGATCTTGAACTCGTAGCCACAGATTTGACACTCGCGGGTCTGGACCGGAAGCTCCGATTGGCAGTTCGGGCAGGTCTTCTTCTTTCCACCCGCTCCAGGATCCTTGTCGTCATCTTTGTAACGAAGGCGCACGTCGGCATTCAGATCGCCATGCTTGAGGATCGAGATGCCGAAATCCATCACCAGGCATTCTTTTTTTACCTTACCTGGATACCGCCTTGGATCGAGCTTGCGCAACCCCCGGCCGATCATTTGGATCATGGTTGACTTGTGGCTACTGATCCGAAGAAGCATCACGCACGAGGTTTGTTGATCGTCGAACCCCTCGGTCAGGAGCATCGGATTGACCACCACTTTCACGTCACCCCGCTCGTAAGCCGCCAACACCGCCCGCCGTTCACGGATGGGCATATCGCCGTATACCGCCTCGGCCGTGACGTTCATTTCACGGAAGGTGTCGCGCACATCAAGCGCATGCTGAACGGTCGAGGAGAACACCACGGTCTGTCGCTCGCTGGCCATGTCAAGCCATTTCTCTACCACCTGATTATTATTGATAGTGGTATTCTGGATTGCCTCCACCTCAGTTTGGCTATAGTCGTCAGCCCGTGGCTTCAGTGCCTTGAGCGCCGATTGCGTGCCGATGTCAACTACCAAGGCTCGTGGATAGGCCAGGTATCCAGCTTGGATCAGCTCCGGTATGCCGATCACATCCGCCACGTTGGTGAAAATCTTCCCTAGGTTCTTGCGGTCCGACCTCTCGGGGGTTACGGTGACGCCAAGTATTTCGATATCGGGGTTAGTCTCAACGGTGTGGGCGATTACTTTTTGGTATGTGTTCGAGAGCAAATGGTGACATTCATCCACCACTAGCAAATCGATCTTCGGCGCCTTCTCAATGTGGTTGGCTATGGTCTGGATCATTCCAAACGTAACCTGACCCCTCCAATTCTTCTCTCCAGCCGTAAAAAAGCTGACCTGAGTGCCAGTGCTCACCTTGCGGAAGGTGGCGGCGTTCTGGCTGACCAGCTCGTCCCGATGTTGCAGAACGAGCGCCCTTTTGGTGCCGTTTACTCGTTTCTCAACCACGGATGACAAAATTATCGTCTTGCCGGATCCTGTGGCCGCCACCAGGAGGGTGTTCTTGTGCTTACGCAAGGCATCAATGCAGTTATTGACAGCACGCGTCTGATATGGCCTCAACAACATGATTATTTCTCGCAGATGTCCCGGTAGTCATACGCCGTATGGTAGTCCACCAGGCCAGTTCGTTTGTCGTCCGTGTACCTGACACACCAAACCTTTTTTGACCAGTACCCACCGATCAGCGAAACAACTATGGCCACCAAAACGGACGCCAACATGGATATAATTAAAAATGAAATCATCTGTTCACCTCCGCGCCAACCTGCCTCGTTATAACCACAGGAATTGTCTATGCCCTATTTTGAGAATCCATTCTTGCCAGCACTTGGCAAATTCTCCCGCTCCCACCACCCAGGATGTTTTCCTCTTGGCGGTGGACCGGTGGCGACGCTTTTAGGCGTTTTTTTCGCCTCATTGATCACTCGCAAGTTGGCCTCATAGGAGAAGAGACGAGGGTAGGCGTGCAACACTGCATCTTCCCACCTGGCCAGATCTTGTCCCCGGCGCTTCCAGGCATACGGTGGCACGAATAGCCATGGCTTGACAATGACCGGCTTACCGATCTCTATCCACCGGCGGCCAATCATTATCCTGTCTCGCCTGAGAATATTGCACAGGTAATCCAGCGAGTATGTTGCGCCGGCAAAACATACAACGGCGCTTTCATGTTTTCTGGGTTGGCTCACAATAGACTCCTTTCAAAACCCACCCAGTTTCCAGGGTGGGTTCTAGTTTGGGAAGCTTGATTGCAAAAAAAAAACTACTTCTTCCGTTGCGCCCAGGACGGTGTCTTCACACCTGTTACCGGAGGCGGTGCCGCGTTCGGGTCGTCGGCCGGGTGCGGAGGCGTGTTGCCACCAGTCGGCGCAGACCCACCCGGGATCTCAGGAAACGGGTTGTCGGTAATAATCTCACCACCAGACATGATCAGGTCGAAATCTTCATCATCTGATGTGAGCACCTTGGCAATGCAATTATTGATATACTTGTCGCCAGCTTTTGGCTTGTTCACCCCGATCTTTACGGGGATCTCCATTTGGTTAAAATCGTACCAAGACTGGATATTCCTGTTCGCATTAGGGTCGGCTGGGTCTAAGCCACGGGACGCCTCAACAGCGGCTCGCATCTTGGCAAACGACCCATTGCACGTCCCCTCTTGCCCCTTGGTCAACGAAATAGTCTGCATACCAGGGGGAAGGAACCAGTTTTCCCAGATACGCACACCTTCATAAGTGCCACTAACTACAGTAAACTCGAGATCGACTCCTTTGAGTCCTGTGGAAAAAATGTTCACACAGGTATCTTGGGGGTCAGCATTCTTCGGCTCACGAACCTCGATCTGCACCTTGACCATGGACTTTGGGGGGATAGGCCCACCACCACCAGCCTCTTTTTGCTCGGGGGCGTCATTCAGATTGATCATGCCCTTGCCTCCTGTGGAAGGTTCTCTAGGACACGCAGACACATAGCGATGGTTTGGACCAACTCGCCTTGCACCTTCTCACGGGTTGACTGCACGCTCACGAAGGCGTCAAGAGCCTCGCCAGCCTCCTCAACCATGATTGACATCTGCTGCACAATTTCGGTAGGCCAGTCGGGATACAGTTTTTTTGCCCGGGCCAGTTCAATTAACCCTTTGTCTATGGCACCAAAACCATCCATCCGGGCATGAGCCAATTGTGCTGTGGCAAGGGTGGATATTACCGTGTTTTTCAGCGTCAACAGGCTTGCTTCCCCTTGCTTGTGCGCGATACTGTTGGCCAGTCGCAAGGAGCGCATAGCCCCAACGACCACATCGATAGGGGTTGCCTTGTTCCCGCCGCGGACTGTTGCCACCTTTGCGCAAGTGATACTGACATCAACAGCTTCACGAATAGCCAGGATGGACAGCATTTCTACAATATCAACTGAAAAATTACTCATTTATCACCTCTGCTTTTTTAAGAAAAGTGGCACAAAAGTTACAGACGCGAACACCTTTGTCACGTTCCTTCCCATTTGGGCCACACCAAAACACCAAACCCTCTTCATACCAGTGAGGGTTATGATCTACTCCGGCGAATCTGGTGATCGTTCGCAGTTTCCCGTTAGCTCCTCTGAGCGTTTTCCCCTTGAGTGCCAGCATGGCGCTTGGAGTGTCAACCTTGATCTGTTTGTTTTTTTTCACTTTGTCGTGCTCCCCTCCGTGCTCCATGGCAAGATATACCTGCCCTTGGTCGCATTGTTCAGTTCCTTGTGGAACGCTCCCCATGTCTTGTCGTGACCGATGTAGATTTCTTGCGGCAATCCCCACCGGTTCTTGGCGAGATGGGCCGGGCGCTCCTCGGTGTGGATCACCCGCTCGCCTGATCCTTCACCGCGCTTGACCTCCTTGTTGAAACCGACCTCTGCCTTTTTGATCTTGGTCTTGTAGCCACAGAACAGGACCATGTCCGCCCATTCCTGCCACAACCCGAAGGCTCTCTTGTGGAGCTTGATTCCGTAGCGGTCGTATGGGTCGGTATCGGGAGAGTCGTACCGCTTGACCTCGCTGTGAGCTATCAGGACGACGTTCATGCCCTTGTCGAGACGCAGGGCGTCCAAGCACCCCATAACCTCGCGCCACTCGGTGTCGGCCTCCAGGTAGCCCTTGCCGTAACCTGGCGCCTCTATGGACGTAAACCCCAGCCGTGCGCAGGTGGCCGCCCAAATAACCGGCTCAAGCCAATCAAGCGAGTCGAGGATAACTGACTTGAACGGGTGATCCTCTTGATAGAGCGTCTGACACGCATCGCTCAGTTCTGATACCGATTCGATCAACTTTGGAAAAGTGGGAATATCGACGTTTCCGGCCCCGTCCTCTGCCCGGATCAGGATCGGGTTTTCGAACGTGGATCCAAAAACAGTTTTTCCCAGTCCATGTGGTCCGTAAATCAAGACCTTTTGCGCCTGCCAGTCCTGGTTGGCGAGCTTGATTGCGTTGAGTTTAAATAATGACACTTTGTCTCCTTACCAGCGAGAGCCAGCAGCTTTTGATGGGTTTTTCATTGGACCGCCGGTGCGAACGGGCGGCTTGGCTTCATCAGGTTTACGAATGATCAACAGTTGCTCTGCCGAGAAGGCTTCTGGCAAAATGGGCGATCCATCCTTGAGAAATTCTGATTCGACCCGATACCGAACGCAACCATTTATCCACTCATCGAATCCGGTTATCTTTCCCGTGAAACAAGACACCGAATCCTTGACGACCGTTGAGTATCCGATAAGAGTCACTGTCGGATTTCAAAAGTTATAACCGGATCACCCACCCGAACCTCACGGGCTTGGCTGAATATCGCTCGAACCTCCGGATCCATCTTTTCATATACCTTTTCCGCCACCTTGTAGGTGGTTTTAACCGTGGTGTCCATGTAATAATCTGGTTCGTCTCCGTGCTCCTTGATCAACTTCTTGATTCCCGCCAGCTTCTCTTGATCCCACACTACTTTTTTCGGCACATTGTGCTTGACCATTACTCCCTGCACCAGCACGTCAACCGTTCCAGTGTCCTTGCCGCTTTGAGTCCTGACCACCTTGACCGCATCGCCGATAGCAAGTCCTATCTCGGCGTCGATGTCGGCCAAGGCCAATCTCTTAGCCTTGGCGACCTCATCAGCCACAGACAGGCTGGCTGTGGCGGCCTCACGCTTCAGTACCAACTCTTTTAGCGTACTCACTATTTACCACCTCGCAGATTGTCGAGCAGTTCCTTGATATCGACACTTTTCTCTACCAGCACGTCAAGCAGCTCTTTGACATCAATACCCTTGTCGGCCAAAGTGTTGACCCTGTTATATAGCTCAAGCGGATCAAGGTTATTGTCTCGCTTCATCTGGATTACCAATCTTCGCAGAGTGGTGTTCTCGTAGAATCCTAAATCGAGTAAAAATTCCTGTTCATTTACATTCAACCCATCGGTTACGTCAATCACATCTTGCATGGTAAAAAAACCTTTTCTGAGAAATTTTATCAAATGATTGAGCGATATGGGCCGCTGATACTTGTCGTAGTCTCGATACTCGCTGATCCGGCTGTTAGCAACCCCAGTCGCCTGGCTGATCTCCCTCCCGGTCCAGCGGTCGTCAAGGCGCCGCAATAGCCGCTGGACCGCCACGCTCACCTTTTCCAACATTCTTTTTTCTTCCTTTGCCAACAGTGTCATTTTCAGTTCACCTTTCACTGGTTGAGTTAATCGTTTCCCGATACTTGAGAATATGCCACCTCTTGAAACTGGCGTCAATATCTTTTTTCGCTATTCTTTCTCTTTTATTTTTTTTCATCATTTCCCGTTGACTTTTCGATTTGGGAATTGTATTTTACTTCCACACGTAACATGTATCTGGAGAGTGTTGAGGGAGAAGATAATTTGTTCACTGAGACATTCTACCGTGAACTGAAACTCAAAAAAAGTTAAACGGGAGCGCGAGATGAAAGACCAGATAATCAAGAAAATATCGTTATTGCTTCAAGAGATTTCCGATGAGCACGGCGTCCAGGTTGACAGATTTTACGCCAACTGGATCGACGTATCGACCATGGCCGAGCAAAAGCACATCTTGGGGCGGGTGAGCATCGACATAAATGTTAATTTTCCGCTTTCTGGCGTACTGAAAAAAGGGTGACCAATGACATGTCCAACCTTCGGCGGCAATCGTGGAGACGTTGGAAAACAATCTTCATTTGGCGGACGGTGACAACTGCACATTGATCGATCTGGTTAGGTTGGCCCGTGGTGCATAACGGAGCAAATAAGCTGCCGTCGTAAGAAACAAATTTGAAACTAGAACTGGCCACGGTCGGCTTGATTTGCTGGTTAGGCTTTTAATCAAGGAGAATACGAGTGGGTGAAGTCGAATCGAGAAAAAGAATGATTGAGCTGTCTAAAAAGGCAGGATTTTACAAAGGACTGTTTGAAGGGGTTTTTGCTCAGTTGAGGGCTGAGGGGAATTGTTACACACTCTCGATTGAGACATATAAAAAAGCAAAAGAATCCTTTGATAAGGCGAATAATGATTTTGGTGCATAATGTGGCGCTCACCGGCTCGTCCGGTGAAGCGGTTAGTTGTCTTTATTGAGAGAGGACATAACGATGAATTATTTTGAGAATTTCAAGATGAATATGATTGTGGTGTTAAAATGCCTACACGCTGCGATATGGCATTTTATTCATGGGGTTATTCCATGCAAATTAACGTCACATGAATATTGGCGGATTGATTTTGATAGGTAAGATAACGACAAAGCGCACCGGCAAGCGGAGCGCAGACCGTGTGCCGCGACTGGTTATAGTGCGCGGCAACAATTCAAGGAGGATTCATAAGTGAAAACATTGGAGCAGGTAAAAACAGGG